TCATCTCTACGTGTTCTTCGTGCTTGATTACGTAATGTTTCAACTGCTTCTTTATATCTACCTTCAAATAAAGGTATTGCAGAATAATTCTTCATAAATACCATTGCTTCAATCATTGAGCCATTAAACAAAGCATCATAACAAGTCTTTGTAAAATAATTTTCAGGTGCTGCTGAAGTTAATGTTGTAGGTCTTGAAACAGTCATAAACCTTACACCATAAGTTGCATTTGGTGTTGGAGCAACTCTAATTGATGTATCTGTAATTCGTGAATAATATTTAGGTATACCTGTAGATGCACTTACAGGCCAGTAAGATGAGAGATATTCGTCAGTGCGAAGCAATAAATTAATTCGTGATCCACTATTTTCAATACTCATATTTTTAATTATACGAGTACCTGTTGGAAGTGTAATATTTGCAGTGCTTCCTGATACAGCAACAGATGTTGAAACAACTAAACCATAATCATCCAAGTCACGAGTTAATCGTTCTTCAGCCCTATTAACCATATTTGGAATATAATCAGTAAACTCTTGTGAATCATTTTCACAAGCCTGTAGCAGATCATTTACAAGATAGGTGTAATCTGCCATTAGTCTTATCCGTAGAATACAGTAAGAGTAGCAGCAGAAGCAGGGGCAGTTACAGAAACTACTCCATCTACTCTAATACCTATATCACTAAGATATATATCAGTAGAACCACTTACACCAAATGTAATCTTTTGTCCTGCTGTTGAACCTAATGGAGTTGTAGAAGTTCCATCTAAAATATAATTTCCTGAACCTGTTGCATGAATAGCTCTTATACGAGTATCTGCAACATTTGCACCTGTAGTTGTATCTGTTAAGACACCACTACCTGTTAAAAAAGCTGATCTAAGATTTGCACTCACGAATATTCTCCTTATTGTTTAATATATATATGTAGCAATGTATAAATTTTATTATACGTTCCAACTACAATATAAACAAACAAAAGAAAAGAGGGTTTCCGAAGAAACCCCCTTGACTTTGCTACATCCTATTTAATTAGGATGATCCACTGCTACCGAACCATTGTCTCCAATCGCTCCAGCCAAAGGCATAACGCTCACGAGCTTTGAAACGCATGTTGCCAGTGTCGAAGTCAGGCTCCATCTTCGTTTGAAGAGGAACACGATTGAACATTTTGGTTCCGTTAGGAACATCAGTCTTGAGGAACCAAGCATTTACATCTTGGAACCTGCGGTTCACAAAGAAACCTTCAGGAACAACAGACATATGACGTACTGAGTTAATGTCATTATTGTCGTTACCTGTTGTACCCGGAGTGTTTAGGATAGTATCAGCCGTAAACACTAGGTCTGAAGGAACGTGAAGTGACTTAGTAGAAGCACCAATTAGAATACCACGATCATCTTTAATCTTTGTGATATTAATTGTTGCGGTTTCTAGTGCTGCTTCCGCAAGGTCCGTAGCACCAATTAGGTTAGACTGATTACCATTTCCTACAGTCGGGTGTGAAGCGGAGAATAAAGGTACTCCATCACCACCATTATAAGAAGTTGAGAAGCCGTTGTTATAAACATCAGCAGCTTTAACTTGCTTAGTGTTAGCCATTGCACGAGCAAGTGCTTTGGCACGAACCTTGGAAAAGGTATCATATAAGTTATCTTCCATAGCTTCTTCAGTGATAGCAAATGCAAGAGCAATGGTTTCCATCGAATAACGTGCGGTGTAACCTTCTTGCGCTGTATCATACTGAACTGCAGCACCTTCTGATTTAGTAGGTGCAGAGCCGAAGCCTGTGAAAAGCACTTCTTCTTCGAATGCCCTATCTGAATTTTCGATTTCATATAGTGGAGTATGTTCATCGTTTACTTCACCATATTCAAGACCGAATATTTCATTCAGGCCGGGAAGAAGTTGCTTTGCAATATCTGAGCGATTAATAGCCATTTTTCATTCTCCCCATTATCCAGCCGATACACCAACAGTGGGATAAGCATCCATGTGCTGTTTCCAGATGATTTCAACACGAGGGAATGCATCTCCAAGAGCATTTCCCGGTTCCTTGAAAGCACCTAGTACAGTCATAGCACCATCGTCACCACGTGTACCTGCTTCTAGACCATGACCAGACCTACCTGTGTAAGTTGATCCTGCGCCTAGCGTTACGTTAAAAGTAGTCGAGTATACGTCACCTGCCGTAACAGATGCGTCAGCTTGACATACAAAAGTATAGTTTGCATCATCGTATATATGAGCAACAATATCTGATGCGGAAGTACTAGCTGGCCAGTATTTTCCGTATACGTATTCCCCATCCTTCGTGTAACTAACACCGCCAAAAACACCTAGCGGAACATCGTTACCTAAACCAATAGTCGTAACAACTTCAATGTTTCCAGCATTAATTGTTACAACATCTCCAGAAAAGATATTTACTGCGTATCCAGATGCAATGGTATATTCAGACATACCAGTTGAGTTAGGTGCAGAACCTTTTTTACGTGAAGGACGGAAACCATCAAGAGCTTTAGAAAGAGCCATTTGATTTCTCCTATGTTATAAATTTCTATGACTACAGCTGGTAAAAGGATTTACTTAATCTTGAAAAGTAGGTAAACGTCCTTTTACAACCTGTGATTTACTTGCGTTTGAAATAGGCATTCTAGAATCTTGATGGTTTTGAAGCTGTGAATTAACAGCATCCATCATATCCTGACTGCGTTTTTCATAAAATTTTTGACGAGCCATTGCCCTACCAGTTGGAATTTTTGCTAGAGCCAAGTCTCCACGACAGACTGTACCACTGTATCGGCCATCATCTTTCACGAAAGAATTGTGAGCAATCTCTGGAACTTCATCGGGTGTTACGAAAACCCATCCGTCCTGCATACGTTTTCCGACATTTTGAATATCATCTTTGCCTTTCAACGTAATTCGAACCCACCTTAATGACATCTGCTGATCTGCAAAACGATCCTTTACAGCATCGGGAATTTCCAGATAATCAGGTTCTTCAAAGGTGTAATCTTCATACGATCTTTGTTCAGTTTCTCTTGTTACTTCACTACGTGATTGTTCTTTAATATTACGTGTCATTTAAATTTATCCTCCACGCTTGTTCGTTAAAACAGTAGTATACTCTCCATCAGCTTGATCTGCGATCAGCTTTTGTTCAGCATACCTTTCAAGTGGAATACCCCACCTATTAGCCATATCAATGTCTTGCTTACTTAGCTTGACTTTGTTACTTCGGTTTGTAGTAGGGCTGGTAACAGTGCGTGATGCTCCACCAACCACTTGAGAAGGTTTACTTACGGCTACCTTCGGTTCCGCTTGTTGTTCTTGAGAAGCTTCTTCAAACTTGGCAGGAAAAGAACTACGAAGTCTTGAAGTAACTTCACCATAAAATTCATCATCTGAAGGATCAAATCCTTCTTCTTTTAACTGAGCATCAATTGCTAAAGCTGCTGCAGTCATAACTTGATCTGTACCAAACCAAGGATTACTTGCTGCCCATTCTACTGCTTTTGGATCATACTCTGCAGGATTAGGAACTGGAGCTTGTTGTACTTGTTGAGGTTGAACTTGTTGTTGTTCTACTTGACTAACTTGATCATACTTAACTTTAGCGTCTGATACTTTACTTAATTCAAATTCACTTTTATTTAGAAGTCTTTGTGCTGCAACAATCTCATCTGCTTCACCACCTTCTAATGCTTTGCGATATGCACTTTCTGCAAGCTTAATTTGTTCTTGTAATTGTTGTTCACTAGCTTCATTGTTTAGTTTTAATGTAGAAACTAGTTCATTATCTTTAGCTTGAATAGTTGCTTCATATTCAGCAATTCGTTTTTGTAACTCATTAATCTGATCTTCACGATCTTTACGTTGTTTAATAAGTTGTCTAATACGTTTTTGTGCACCTTTAGTTTCAATCCCTTCCAATTCAGAAGCTTCTTTTGTTTCTTCTTTAATTTCTTCTGGTATTGTTTCTTGAGATTGAACTTGTATATCGTCTTCAATTTCATATTCAACTTTTTTAGGTTCTTCTGCTTTGGGATTTGTATCTATTGTACCCCATGAGTCAGTGCCTTCTTCTACTTTAACTTCTATAGCTTCATTTTCAGCCATTTTATTTTCTCCTACGCCAGTGCGAACTGGTCGGGTTACGCTTTCCGAATACTTTTAAAATACACTAATTTAAAAACATATCCAAATGTTTTAGTTAGATAAATTAAAAGAGGTATCTAAATCACTAGGATCATCTACTTTCATGATAACTTGATCATCAAATAAAAGTATAAGTTTAACACCTTGATATTTCATTTTAATACCAGAATGTTTACCATAGCATACATAATCATTTATTTTACACCACGGACCTTTAGGAAATTTAGTTTTATCTTCATAAGCTAAATCACCTAGTGCAACAACTCGCCCTACTGTAGTAAGGTAAGCAATATCTTCTTTAGTTGAATCAGGTAGAATAATTCCACCTTTAGTTTTAGCTTTTACTGAAACTGGACGAACAAGAATGTGATAACCAGTTAAAGTAGGAAGTCTTTTAGGATCTGATATTTCATCACTATCAATCCATTCATCGTTTTTCAAACCTTTACTTAGTGCTTGATGTAACATTATTATTTAAAATCCTCTTCTGTTTCAAGATTTAATCTTTTACTTATGATATCAATTGCAATATCAATAGCATCCTGTAATCCTGTAGAATATCCTACAAGATATTGGTATTCAGGATAATCGTTTGCTGCCCCTGATGCAAGAGAATTTATTACCGACTGTCGTTTTTCTTCAATACCCCTACGGATATCGTTAGTTACTAACATTTATTAACCTTTTTTAAGATCAGCACCCTGTACAGGCTTTGGAGCTTCATAACTATCAGGCTCACGTTGATTAAGAATACCAACTCTAGACCTTTCTGAATATTCTTCAGAAGGAATTTTACTCCAATCGCCTACACTGTTGCCAGTTGATTTAAATTTAAAAGCCATATCTATTCTCCCTTTTGTTTCATTTGTTCTAGTATAAGTTTATTTTCTTCTTTCATCTGAGCTTCTACCATCTCTATAACTGCTTTACCTTTTTGTAAATTTTCGTTGTTATTGTCTTTTGCTAAATCTGAAAGTATTTTCAATGCTTCTTGAGTTTGTTTAAGTTGACGATCTTTCGCCTTCTCTTCTTTATTCATCAAATTACTTGCACCTTCAACGTAAGCATCTAATGCAAGTTTAGCTTCTTTAATATCTAACTCACGAGTTTTAAGAACACTATCTGAATTTTCTTTTGCCATCTGAGATTGAATCTTTCTTTCTTCAATTTCAAGACGCTTACCTTCCATCATTACCATTTGTTCTTCTGGAGATGGTGGACCTTTAGCTGCTTGTTGATTTGCAACCATAACTTGTTGTGCAGCTTGTGCCATAACTTGTTCAACAACCAAAGGATCGACATCATCTTGTCCTTGCATAAGTTGTCGTGTTACTCCATTCATTTGTTCTTGATATTGCATAACAGAGTGTTCTTGAATGTTAGCTGCAAGAATTGGAGTAATACGTTGCATTATAGGATTCGCACCATTTACAGGGTCTTGCATATATGCCATCTTAACTTTTATATGTGCGTCATGATCTTGTCCTACAAATGCTTTAATTGCTAATCCTTTAGTTGCAGCTAGAATATCTGATACAGGATCAAGTGGTTTTGGTTTAACTTTTTCAGGTAATATCAAATCAATATTAGGGATGTTAGCTGCACGTAAAATTGTTTTGTGTAGTTCTTCTGTATTGTACATACCTGCTGGAGCTTGTTGTGCCATCTGTAATGCCATCTGAGCCATCATCATCTTATGGGCAGCAGAAGGAATATTAGGATCAGATACAGGAACAACATCAATACGACCATCAAAGTCATTTCTCATTACAGTGTCTTCGCCTTGAGAAACTTCAAAAGGATAATACTCTGGCATTGACTCAAAGTTAATACGTGCAAGTATTTTTAATTCTTCTTTCTGTGCTTGGTGTAGACGTTTATGTACTGCTGTAAAGAACTTACTAGATGCTTCTAGTAAAGCCATTGTAGTTCCTACAGGACCATAAGATGCTGCATCACTAATAACTTGTTGTGTATTGTCTGCAAACTTCTGACCTGATGAAGATATAAACCCTAACATATTATATAAAGTTTGAGAGGGTTCTTTATAAGGTAAAGGAATAATTGATTTAGTTAAATCAACTCCAGTTGCTTCAACCTCTTTAAATTCTCCCGGAGAAATTGGTTCGTCATCTCCTGTAATCCGTACACCTTTGGCACGAAAACCTGCAGGAAGATTTGCAAACTGCCCTGCGTCAATAAGACTCCGCATGGCTGATGTTGCAGATGCAGTAAGATTACCTAGCATATGAATGTAACCAATACCATAAAAACTTAATGCAGGAACAAATCTATAATGTGAATAGAATAATTTCTTTTTTCTTTGTGCATCATCAGGATCATAGTTTCTACGGATTGATAGAACTGATCTACTATCCAAGTCAACTGTCACAACATAAGGAAGAGTTAACTCTGATTCATCACTAAGGTTTTCAATCTCTAGATAACAATGCTGTTCAAGTAAAGTGTATTGTCCATCAAAGTCAGCATTAGAAGGAGTTACACCTGTAACCTGATTCATCTTTGAACGTAGTGGAGATAGTTCTGGAATTTCAGGTTTCTCAATTAAGTTATCAGAAGCTGCATACATTCCACCTGCAATCTCACGTTCTAACTGAATAGGACTTCTATATAGAACTTGTGTATATCTATCTGCAGTACGTAGGTTCATTGCAAAGTTTGAAACTACAAATTGATCTATAGGAACAAACTCACTTACTGGACGTTGCATTCCACTATCGTAGTAAACTTTTTTAAAGGATGAGCCAAACAAAGGCAGGTGAAAAAGCATACGCTCAGTCTCATCAAAATATTCTGGCATCAACTCTGTAAGTTGATAGTTCATATATTCTTTTACACGTTGAGCTTGTTCTTCTTTATCTGGTGTAGTCTTTCCTAGTACCTGTGTTCTAACAGGTCCACCTGCAGGAAATAATTCTTGTATTGCTTTAGACTGAAATGAAACTGCTGACTCAATTAGAAGAGGATGCACCGCAGTACATGCTCCTTCAAATGGTTCATTTGTTTCCTCTAGTTTTAAACCTAATAAGTCCAAGCCACTAGTAAACATCTGTTCCCATTCTGCACGAGATTCCAAATCAGCTTCATAAGATTGAATAACTTGATCTGCAACATATTCTTGAGCTACTTCATCCAAGTCTTCAACAAGGTTTCTATAAAACCCATTTGGATTACTGTAATTAATTTCAGGATTATCTCCTTCTTCAACTCCAAAATCTACAGTGACACTACCATCAGTTCCATCAAACTCAATACTAGCTTCAGGCATATCTCCTGAACTAACCATATCTAATTCAATAACATTGGTATCTGAAATCATATTCTTGTCGAATGGGTTTTTTTCAACAGCCAAGACAGTTCCCCTTTAAGATAAGGTAATTAAAATTATAATATGGTCTAGTATAGTAATAAAATAGTAATTAAGCAAGTTTAACTTAGAAACTCCAATATCCTTTTTTCTTTGCTTTGTAACGAGATGCATCTTCAAAATCATCTATGTCTGCATCGTCAGGATGAATAAGGTTCCAACTATCTCTCATATAGATAATTGCCATTGTCATACAGTCAACCATATCGTCATGTGCTGCATTAGGAAACTGAATAGCCTCATCAAATAAAGCTTCAGACCATTCTGTGTCTGGTATCCAAACCTTTCCTGATTCTAAAAAAGGTGATGCTGCATATACACGAGATACCTTATCTCTATCTGGCATATACTCTAAGACAGGTAACCTAGACCTACGCATATCCTGTATGAGAGACTGTCCACTTGCTTTCTTCTCAACAATACATACATCTGGTTTATAGTCCTGATACATATCTTGTGCAAGTCTTCGTAGTTCAGGGTATTCATATCTTCCATACATATTAGATAGAAGAATAAGATTTCCTTCTACACGTTCACGCCCTGTATTAGGATCAGTTTCCATTGAAGGAAAGATACCCCAAGTCTGTATTACACTATTATCTGCAGTAGACTTTGTACTGAAAGCTGTATCATATGTCTGGATAATAAAATCACATGGGGGTGGTTCTTCATTCTCCCATATCTGAAACCATTTCTTTTTTATTATTCCACCTTCATCTGGCTGTGGATCTTGCATATATAATGCATTCCAATACCTACTGCCATTAGATGCTTTTATTTCCTGCTCATCAATTTTAAGAACTTCTTCTGGTTTCCATTCTGGAAAGTAGGAAGACCCTATAGGAAGATCAAGTAACTTTGCTGCTTGTTCATCCAACCATGCAGGGATGCGGATAACATCCCATTTATTCTGCATTTCTATTTCTTCTTGCTGCTTTAACAACCATCCGCATATATCATCAAAATGATATCGAGTGTTGATAATTATAATTGCACCATTAGGCATAACACGAGTACGAAGACCTGATGGATACCATTCTTTTATATATCTTCTACCACTCTCACTAATTGCATCTTCTTCAGACATGACATCATCTAGCAATGCTATGTGTGCACCTCTTCCTGCAATCTGACTTCGCACACCTGCAGCGTAGTAAGAACCATTCTTATTTGTTTTCCATTTACCTGCAGCCTTAACATCTGATCTAAGTTTCACACCACTAAACATTCTATCGAAGTCTTCAGAGTTTACAATGTCCCTGACTGATCTACCAAAGTCAGAGGCAAGCTGATCAGAGTGAGAGACTGACATAATCTCATGTGATGGATTTCTTCCTATGTACCATGCTGGAAATAATTTAGAACATATGACTGACTTGGAACTACGAGGTGGTAGAAACACCATTAGACGTTTACAATCTCCGTCCACAACTTGCTGAAGCTTATGACATAAAACTTGTATATGTCTACCCATCTTGAAGTCAGGCACAAGTTTAGGTGCTTCCTTTCTTACAAAGGTTAAAAAGTCTTCATTCGATTTTTTTTGAGTATATGACTTTAATGAATTTTTAAGATAATTAAACTTAACCAGTGTATCATTTGATAATTCCTCTTCATCTCCATCTTTAAGTTTAGGATAGAAAAGTTTTTTCTGTAAAAGTTTTAATGTGTCTTTAGGAAGATTATCTTTTATATCATTTTCAGGAGCTAGTCGTTCTGCCTGTTCTCTGGTAGAACCTGACCTAGCATTATCTGATTGCCGTTTATTTGTCATCGTTTAGATTTATAATCTGCTACCGCTGCTTTGATTGCATCTTCAGCAAGAACTGAACAATGTATCTTAACAGGTGGCAGAGCAAGTTCCTTTGCAATATCTGTATTTGTTATCTCTACTGCTTCATTTACTGTCCTGCCTTTAATCCATTCAGTTACTAATGAACTAGATGCAATAGCAGAACCACAACCAAATGTTTTAAACTTAGCATCTATAATAACACCAATCTCATCTACTTCAATCTGTAGCTTCATGACATCACCACATGCAGGTGCACCGACAAGACCTGTGCCTACAGTATCTCTATCTTTATTTAATGACCCAACATTACGAGGATTCTCATAATGATCTATAAGTTTATCGTTGTATGGCATTTGCGTTTATAGTATCAATAATTTTTTTATCTGCATAACCTTCATCATCATTGTGTGATTCAACCATAGCTTCACGCATTAAGTCTAAAGCTTCTATTGAATCTGATAAAGTTGTTCTAAGCATTTGACCAATAGGAGTAGGTCTTATAATTGCTGGAGTATATGCCACAATACTTGTAAGTTCAGTTAATATATTAGAAAGAATTTTAGCAGAAGCTATAGAAGATATTACTTTTGATCTATTTAATATATCTTTATAATTTATTACTTCTTCTGAGTTTGTTAATGCTGCAACATATTCCATAGTCTCATGAAAATCATGAGAGTCTAGATCATCTTGTAAGTCACCTAAAGTACTTTTTGTCATAATATATTTGTTACCTCTTTAACATTACATTGATGTCTATTCCCACTTATAATGTTAGACCAGAAAGACTATAAAGACAAGAGTAAAGTTTATTTGCGTATGCGGATAATCTATGATACCCTTCCCCTAACGGAACAAGGGACTATTAAAGACTATTAAAGACTATTAAAGTTCTGTTATAAATAATAAAGATTATAATAATAATATTATATAGTCTTTAATAGTCTTTAATAGTCTTTAATAGATATGCCGACAAGTATGAGTATACTCCCCTAGTTTTTTTGTAATTATTTTTTATACAATTTACAGAAAATAAACAAGGGGGTGTTTATATGATGATGATCCGTAATTTTTTTAGAATATTTGTTAGGTCCATATTATATATATATGATCTAGCCCAGTTTTTTCCGTAGGGTGTTGCACAAAAGTCACAGTGAAACTGTGATAAATTTATCACAAACTGTTGCCTATGGCAAAAATAACACAAAGTGTTGCAGAATTGTCACAGTATTTGTTAATCCTAAAGGATTACTTGGGGAGTGTGGCATAATTACAACATCTTTGATGTTACATAATTACAACACTTTCCAACCTACCTACCCCACCCCTAGTCCCTTGTAATTACTACGTAATTCCCTACGACTAGCACACATCACAGGCCAGCCCAACACCTACGCATTGCACACCATGATGCACACATTATGCAAAGGTTTGTTGGCAAGGTTTTGGGAGTACTAAAGGTATTATATATATCATAACGTAGTTATGAATAATATATATAATACTTTAGGTATCTCACTTAGACTGATGGAGTTTGTTACAATGACCAAATTAGACATAGACGCAACTGTAGATATGTTAAACCACGAATTATTTCTTAAAAATAGATTTGATTGGGAAGTTGATGTTTCCTTGACTGATAGTCAAGGTATTGATCTATGGAATGGTAAGCGTGGATGGTTACTAAAATCTTTTGAAGATTGCCAAGAAGCAATCTCAGCAATCCAAGCAATCCGTCCAGCACCTGCACAGGATGGCTGGAAAGCTCAATGGAGTTAGTTATGGTTTTCTATCGTTCAAAATTTCGTACAGAAATTCGTATGTTTGGATTCGTTTACGAATCTAAAACACGCTATGGCAAGAGAGTTTGGTGGAAGTTTAATAAAATTTTGTAAGAAATTTTTAGTACATACGTCTAACTGTCTTGACAACCCTAAAGGTATTATATATCAAGTGAAGTTCTTACGAACTTGATATAGAATACTTTAGAGATTTAACCAGCAATTAGGAGCTAACGACTATGTTATATTTTGTTGAAGCGGCTTCTTTAGCAGCTGACCTACTAGACTTTGCACAAAATAGAGAAGAGG